CTTTGGCAAGGAGATAGCTCAGAAGCTCAAGTTTACCCACGTTCCTGAGACCATGGAGGATGAGAAAACCTTCTCCAACGGTGAGCAGGGGGACTTCAAGAAGGCCGAGGTGTGGGAGGTATGGGACAAGCCAACGCGCACCGTCATCTGGCTATGCAACGAGCTGAAAGACGAGCCGCTAGACGTGCTCGACGACCCTCTCGGCTTAGAGGGTTTCTTCCCTATTACAAAACCCCTCTACGGGACCCTCACAAACGACAGCCTTATCCCCGTTCCCGATGCCAGACAGTGCAAGAAGCTTTACAACCTCCTCGATGACATCGAGGCGAAGATTGGAGCGCTCACTACTGACCTTCGCGTGGCTGGTCTCTACGACGCAGCGATGGAGGAGATCCCACGCCTCGTGCAAGGCGGCGACAAGCTCGTGCCCGTTCGTAATTACGCAGCCCTAAAAGCTCAAGGCGGCTTAGCCACAGCCATCGAGTGGTGGCCCCTTCAGCAGGTGGTGTCAGCACTTGAGGTGCTTTACCAGCAAAAGGACCAGACCAAGAGCGACATCTACGAGATCACCGGCTGGGCCGACATCATGCGCGGCGCTTCAGACCCTAACGAGACCGCAGCCGCTCAGCAGATTAAGGGCCGCTTTGCCTCTATCCGTCTGACTAACTCCCAGAACGATGTTCAGCGCTTCTGCCGTGACCTCATAGCACTCATGGGTGAGATCGTGGCTGAGCTTTTTGAGCCTAACCAGCTCCTTGCCATGACGGGTGCGGAGTTTGTCCCTGGAGAGACCCCAGAACAGAAGCAAGAGAACTATCTCGTGGCCGTGGAGCTCCTACGGGGAGAGCCGACGCGCCGCTTCCGTATTGAGATCGAGACCGACAGCACGCTTGCCATCAACGACGCGCTTGATCAGCAGTCGCGCGCTGACTTCATGCAAAGCCTCGTTGGTGCCATGCAGACGGTCGCCCCGCTTATGGAGCAGATGCCGGCGTTTGTGCCCGTTATCGGTGAAGCTCTCCAGTTTGTGGCTCGCACCTATAAGGCAGGCCGTGCCCTTGAGGGAGCTGTTGAGCAGGCCGTTGAGCAGACCAAGGCTATGCTTGCACAGAAGAGCCAAGAGCCAGCGCAGCCAGATCCGAAGATGATGGAGATACAGGCGAAGATGCAGCTCGAGCAGTTCAAGGCCGAGGAGCAGATGCGCCTCACGCAGGTGAAAGCTGACCAAGACATGCAGATCGCTCAGCAGAAGGCACAGCTCGACTTCGAGAAGGCTCAGATGAAGTCGTACCAAGAGCTTGAGCAGACCCGTAACGCCATTACCCTTGAGCAGGCTAGGCTTGACGCAGAGCTTCGCATCCAAGAGGCGCAGGCTAGGGCAGATATCTCCATCCAAGCGATTAAGGCCGAGCTCGACACCGCCATCAAGCGGCAGCGTCAGGTGGTGGACCTCCCTGAGCTGGGAGAGACCCCAGAGCCTCCAAAGGCGCGACGCAGACGGCGCAAGGTAATGCCTCAGACCGACGAGCAGGGCCAGCGCGTCTACATGATTGAGGAAGTCGAGGAAGAGGACGGAGCTGAGGAGGCAACAGAGGCATAAATGAGCACGACAAAGGTCAGCAACAGCGCAACAAGCTCAAACCCTGACATCCCCGTCGCGACGACAACGCGAAACGGGGAGGTGTATCAGGAGGTGGTACAGGGGCTTGTCAACCAGCCCTATGACGAGATCGCGCTTTCGTACACCGGCACGGACCTCAGCGGCGTAGTCTATAAGCTTGGCGGTGTCACCGTTGCGACCCTGACCCTTGGATACACAGGCGGCAACCTAACGAGCGTAGTGAGAAGCTAAATGCCTTACGTTTTTAATCCATTCACAGGCAACTTTGATTTTACAGCGGCAGGTGTTCCCACGCTTGCGACCGGTAGCGTAACCTTTGGTGGAACAACCGGACAGATTGCGCAGGATAACCGGAATTTTAACTGGGAAAATACCAGCAAGTGGCTTTCCGTATCATCATCGTTTCAAGAACGAGTTAGTAACGGCAGTTTCACAGGTAGCGCAAGCGGGTGGACACTCCCGACCGGATGGTCATACTCAGCTAACAGCGTCAGCCATAACACAAACGGCACTGGCGGCTTGACGCAGCCGATAACGATGAATGTTGGCGAGCGATATGAGGTCAGTCTGACGCTTTTTAATGTAACGTCGGGCGGTGTGACTATTACCGTCGCCGGTAGTTATGTCGGCGCAGCATCAACAAATGGAACTTTTGTTTTCCGTGGCGTAGTTTCTACGACAAGCGGTGGAATAACTATCAATCCCTCGGCTACCGGGGCTCGTTTTACTGTAGACGATGTAAGCGTAAGAGTGCTTAGCGGCGGTCGAATGCTTACAGGCGATCTACTCGTGCAAGGCAGCGGAAGCAGCGGTGTAGCAACGATTTCAGGAGTAGGTAAATCAAACTCATTCCCTGGCACCACACGGCACGTCTCTTTAGAGAATACTGGCGGTTATACTTGGATCGATTTCAGATTTAATACCACTGATGTAGCGCATATTGGTGCAACTTCATCAGGTGAGGTATCCACGTGGATTAGTGGTGGTGGGAACGGTGCATCCGTGTATCACAAAGGTACTAATACAATGATTAGCTACAACGTCCCAAGTACGTTTACGCACTACGGATACGGAGCGTTCCTAAACGGTGTAAACGCTGGCGGTACGTCTAGTCCGAGCAGTACCCTCATGTCGCAAGGCGGCACGGCTCTCAAGGTGAAATATATCACCGCCAACCAAACGCTAGACAACACAGCGACCGAGTGGATCGTTGACCCGTCGGCTGCGGCCTGTAACGGTTCTCCTACCAATGCGTGTAGCAGCTACACGACCGAAGCAACGTGTTTAGCTCGTGACGCTCACGGCGGATGTTCGTGGTTCGCCGGAAATTCTTGCTCTGTCTATAACGGCGATCAGTCAAGCTGTGAAAACACAACAGGCTGTACTTACGAACAATTAAGTTGTTCGATATATAACGGTAATCAATCGACGTGCGAAAGCACGACCGGATGTAGTTGGAATAATAACCCGCAAAGTTGTTCCGGATTCGACGAGGGAACTTGCGGCAGTACGAGCGGTTGTACGCAGGATTTTGATTATTGCTCTAACTATTCAGATGGCGGCGGTGACGGTACAGCGTGTAACGCAGCGAACGGTGGTAGTTATTGCTCGTACGATAGCGGCACAGGGGCTTGTACTGGCGGTTCGTGGTTTGTTAGTTGCTCAGGTAGCTACGATTCCTATACTTGCGATGGAAGTTTTTTTACAGGTAACTGTACCGGAGTGTATGGCGCAGCCTGCAGCGGTTCTCCATCGTGCGGAGGTATCGACGATTCGACCAACTGTAACAATGAGCCGGGGTGTACCTGGGCTACCGCAATTTCCCTCACATTACCGTCTATCACATCGTGTCCCGACAGAGACTACTGGATCTATAACGCATCAAGCACCAACGCAGATGTGATATTGATTCCAGCCGGTAGCGAAACTATCGACCACACAACGTCTTACACTCTGTCTAACTACAAAGACTGGGTACACATTAGTCCGTTCCATCGCACGACTTCTTGTAATGTGCTTAATCAGGCTACTTGTGGATCTACGGCAGGATGTTCGCCGCAGTATGCAAATTGCATTTGGGATGGATCGACTTGCAGCGGCGATCCATCTTGCAGCGGTTACGGAGATCAATCGTCATGCGAGGCCGCCACATATTACTCTGGATGCTCGGGAAACTACGTCGTGTCGTCCAACTGGTACGTTTTTGGTAAATAAAAAGGAGACAAAATGCTTGTACTTACTGAGGAGACCGTAAAGGACTTTATCCAACAGGACCGCGTGTTCGTGAAGGTGTGGGCACAGAATTGCCCGTACTGCACACGACTCGACGAGCAGCTTCAGAGGGTAAACCTCCAAGGCTATGAGGTAGGGATGCTCGAGGTTTCTCACCCGATGGATAAGGCCCCGAAGCCATCTGAGTTTAAGCGCACATGGATGCGGCAGGATAAGTCTGACGTTATTAAGGACTCGGTTCCCGCCATCTTCGTGTTTGAGAAGGGGGAGATTAAATACCGTCACTTTGGGATGCTCTACGCTGACTCTCTACAGCACTGGCTTGAGACTGGGCAGGTTACGCCAAGCAAGATGCAGCAAGAAGAGAAGGCGGCGCAAGAGCGAAAGCAAAAGCTCTATCAGCTCTTCGCGCAGAGGGGTGAGCTTACCTACAACATGGAAGCCATCGGCGCACAGCTTCAAAAGATTAACGCAGAGATAGGGGAGCTCCTTGCATGAATATCACCGTCACCTTCGCCATGCCGTTGCCGGAAGGCTTTGAGCCCTTCATGGACATCATCGCCAGAACGCACGGGTGGAACGAGCAGTCTGACAGCACCGCCGCCGTGTACCTGTGCGAGAACGTCTGCAAGCCGCAGGTAGCGGCTCTCTTTCGCTCATTGGTCGGTAACGCCATCAGCAGCTATCTCGGCCTCTCTGGGCAGGCGCAGCTCAACGCTATCCTTGAGCAGTACGACGCGCTTCACTCGGTCACGGCTGAGATAGAGTAGGGCACATGCTCATCTTCTTTAAGCCGCAGTTTGGAGGGTTCGACGGCGGCGGTATCGCCGGCGGGTACGTTATCCCCACCGACCGAAAGAAGCAGCTTAAGAAGAAGAGTGCCCCGCGGAAGGCACAGCCGACCTCCAAACCTACCCCTCAAGCGGTGGTGGAGCTTGCCAAGGACGACCGCGTCGAGGAGCTCCACAGCCGCTTGAACGCTCTCTCTGCCGAGGTAGAGATTGAGGTGCTTAAGGGTGCCGAGGCTATGCTCTTGGCTCAGCTCGAGCAGGCAGCCCTGCGACAAGAGCAGGACGCTCGAGAGGCAGCACAGCGGGAGCGCGAGCGGTACGCCCTTGAGCTCTTCTCCCAGATGATTGAGCAGGCCCAGCGAGAGCTTGCGGCTGAGGAGGCCGAGGTCATCGAGATTCTAGACATCCTCGACGGGGACGCGCTGCGAGCCCTCGAGGTCCATTCCTACACTTCCAGAAAAAAGCGTAAGCGCCCCTTCTCCAAACGCTAAAAGCCGCCACGCTCAGAATCGTGGCGAGACGTTTTTTTCAATGGCGAGATGGTGAGTTTGTAGAGCTAGGGGTCAAGCCCCTTGAGGCTACCACCACGATTATTACCGACTCACTTCCCCCTGGGGGCCTTTGGCATCCCGCTACGGGCACCTTTGTCGACTCGAAGAGCAAGTTCCGTCAGTACACCAAGGCGGCGGGCTGCGTAGAGGTCGGCAACGAGGTGCAAAGAGACACGCGCCAGTGGGGCGTCCCTGACCTTAAGGGCGACATTGTGCGCACTATGGAGAGAACCCGTCGTGGTCGATAACGAGACAGAAGATACACTAGAAACCACCGAGATAGAGAACGACCCTGTAGAGGTCGAAACCCCGCAGGAAGATAGCTTAAGAGCTACCTTAGAGGCAGCGGTGCAGGAGCATGAGGACAGCGAGCCCGAATCGACGAGCTCCTCTCGTGCCCGAGATGAGCGAGGCCGATTCGCCTCCTCGTCTCAAAACCAAGTATCAGACCAAGCGCCACAAGTGGAGGCCAGCGAAGCAGCAAAGCCCATCGCTCCCCCTTACTCGTGGTCTGCCGACAACAAAGAGCTTTTTGGCAAGCTCCCACGCGAGATGCAGGAATACCTGAGCAAGCGAGAGCAAGAGCGGGAAAGCTTTGTAGGGCGGAAGGCGCAAGAAGTATCAGCGGTCAGGGAGAGATACGCACCTGTTGAGCGGATCGTTACGCAGTACAGCGACACGTTCAAGAGGGTCAACATGGACCCATATCAGGGATTGGAGAGCCTTGTTTTGGCTCAGCAGTACCTTGATCAAGACCCTGTTGGTGCTTTGCGCCTTATGGCTCAGAGCTACGGGCTTGACCTATCGCAGCTTGCAAATGGAGCGGAAAGCACACAGCCCGCACAGTCGCAGGCGTATCCCCAAATGCACTACCTGACGAATGAGCTTGAGACCATTCGCGGCAAGCTTGCAGCCTTCGAGAACGAGAAGATGGCCCAGCAACAGCGCGCAGCGGTATCGGAAGTCGAGACATTCGCTAATGAGATGGACAGTGGCGGTAAGCTCATTCGGCCATTTATGGCCGATGTTCACGACCAGATGATGGATGAAATACGCCTCATCCGTTCGCGAAATCCTGAGCTTCCTGCGCGGCAGATCCTACAGCAAGCCTACGAAACTAGCTGTTGGAAAAACCCCAACGTGAGAGGCCGTCTCATCGAACAGCAGCGAGCACCACAAGTGCAAGCACAGCGAGTGCAGCAGGCTAAACTTGCGGGATCTTCCGTAAGGGGTGCCCCTGGGGCCAGTACGCTCGGCAGTACAAACGGGAACTCGGTGCGAGACGCGCTTTTACAAGCATTTGAATCGCTCACATAAACCTAATAGGGGGAATAAATGGCAACACCAAATAGTTCGATCAGCGAGATAATCGCTACGACGATCCAAAGCCGCAGCAAGAAGCTTGCGGACAACGTAACCGCAAACACAGCACTTCTCTACAAGCTCAAAGAGAAGGGCCGCGTTCGTCCATTCTCAGGCGGGTCTTCCATCTTGGAAGAGCTCACATTCGCTGAGAACGGAACCTTCGGGTGGTACAACGGGTACGAGCAACTCAACATCTCGCCATCAGAGGTTATCTCTGCGGCTGAGTTCGCGATGAAGCAGTGCGTTGTAGCGGTTTCCATCTCGGGAACCGAGCGCCTTCAGAACTCAGGACCTGAGGCTCTGATCGACCTGCTCGAGGCTCGTATCGCTAACGCTGAGCAAACCATGATCAATAACATCTCGGTAGGTTGCTACTCAGATGGAACTGGTGCTGGTGGAAAGCAGATCGGCGGCTTGCAGGCTCTTATCGCTGACACTCCGACTTCCGGAACTGTTGGTGGTATCAACCGTGCAACGTACAACTGGTGGAGAAACGTAAGCTACGACGCAACCACAGACGGTGGCGCAGCAGCTACGACTAACAACATTCAAAGCTACATGAACAACGTATGGGTTCAGCTCGTGCGTGGAACGGATCGTCCTGACCTCATCGTAGCCGACAATAACTACTACAAACTTTACCTCGGATCGCTCCAAGCGATTCAGCGTATCGCTTCCGACAAGATGGCACAGGCTGGCTTCACCAGCTTGAAGTTCATGGATGCGGACGTAGTTCTCGACGGTGGATACGGTGGAGACGCTCCAGCGAACCACATGTACTTCATCAACACTGACTACCTCTCGTTCCGTCCTCACAAGGATCGCAACATGGTGGTTATCGGTGGAGATCGTCAGTCTGTAAATCAGGATGCAACGGTTCGCTTGCTCGGCTGGGCAGGAAACCTGACGCTTCGCTGTGCGTTCCTTCAGGGCGTTCTTAAGGACTAACTTTTTTTACGACTAGGAGGATCAGTATATGACGTACATTTCAGTAGAAGCAGCTCTCGGACTTCAGCCGATTGCTGACACCAGCACAGTACAAAACCACCCACTTGGGACAACCATTCGCGCAGTAGACGAGACCTACGGCGAGGGAGAGTTTGTATACCTTAAGGGCGTAGCGTCCACCGTAGTAGGTTCTTTTGTTATCTTCGATCAGAGGTTGGCAACAACGACCCTCTCGGTGGCCGGCTCGCGAGGCCCTGCGGCAGTGGCTATGTCCGCCAACGTGGCAAACCAGTTCGGCTGGTACCAAGTAAGCGGCTCGGCTGTTGTTAAGGCTGCAACTGTAGCAAATAACGCATCGCCATACGTTACAGCCACGGCTGGAACCATCGACGATGCTGTTGTGTCAGGCGACAAGATCGACGGGGCACGCTTCAAGACCGCAGACGGAACACCGGCTGCCGGCTTTGCAGTGCTTCAGCTCGCTCGTCCTTCGCTTAACGGCAACGGATAGGTAATTAACGAGGGGGCGCTAGTACGGGCCCCCTCACTTTTTGTTAGAGAGATTGAGACATGGAAATGGAATTTGACTTAAGCGGTATTGAGATCCCCGACAACGTCTACCAAAACGGCTTTGGCATGGTGCGCGAAAAAGGCGCTCGGCCCCTCATTCGATTCGAGTGGAAGCCCGTGGAACTCAAGAGCAAGAGCCTCGACGAGGGTCGGCCTATCTTTGAGCAGCGCCTCTTCGCTGAGCGCCGCCTCCCTGGGTCAAGAGATTACCAGCCGGCAGATGTCGAGGTGAAGTTCATCACTAACTCACGCGGCATGAAGGTCCCTGACCCGATGAACCGAATCGTGCGCGAGTACGGTGTAGAACTAAAACGCTTCCTAGAGCTTGGCGAAAAGCCCCTCGATGGTACACCACTTGAGGAGTGGAGACAGATCACGAAAGACCGAATCGCTGCGTGCCACTGGCTTGATATTCGCACCGTCGAAGAG